GGCTTGGTGCCGACCGGGAGCCGCGGATCTTCGGTCCACCCGGTGGATTTCCGCCAGACCGCGGCGCCGTGCGTGTCGGTGCTCGCACGCTGGCCGGCAATCGCGAATTCCGGCTGGGCGGCGCTGCCGCGCGTGATGACAGGAAAGAGGAGTGCGCTCGTTTCGCCGGGCGGAAAGGGAATCGTCCCGAGGTGCGTCTGGAGGAACTGCCCCGTCACATTGACCGCGTACTCGCCCGAGGGGAGATAGTCCCCTTCTCCGAGCGATGACGCGATCGTCCAGCGGTTCATTGCGTTTCGTGTCCTGACGGCGGCGCGGTGACGTCGGACACGTTACCACTTTCCTGGTTGCTGTTGTGCAACGCCCGTCCGGCCCCCACGCCATGCCCGTCCCGACCCACGGCGCGCCGATCGGCCGGTTGGCCGTTCCCATTGGGCGGGGCCCGCCCATCGACGCCGGCGCCGGCGGCGCGCTCATCACCTGTTCGGTGCGATCGAAGACTTCGCGCACCTGCGGATCGGCGAGGTCCTCCCCCTTGAACTGGTACTGTACCTTCACCGGCTGCGGCGGCTGCGTCTGCGCGAGGTGCTGTTGGTGCTGGGTGATCATGTTCGTGACAAACGGCATGATCGCGGGCTTCTGCGTCATCAGCGTTTGCATCGAGTCACCGTTCGCCCACTTGAGATGCTCCGCGAGGTGGACGTTCGAATCGTGCCACGCCTGGAGTTGCCCGGGCGGCGGCGCGTTCGGCTGCGGCGGCACCTGTCGCATCACGGGCTGTCCGGTCGTCGGGTCCGTAATCATCGCGCCGGTCGGGCCCTGCATCGGCGCTTGGGTCGGCGGGGCGAACTGCACGGTCGCGGCCCACTGCTCGAACGCTTCCTGCTCGCGGCGGGCGCCGGTGACCTGCGCGTCGAGGCCCGGATAGAGGTCGGTGCGGCCGAACACCTGAAGAATGCGGTAGCCCGTCTCCGGGTTCTTCGCGTCGATGACGCCGAGGCCCTGGAGCTGTTGAATCGCGGCGCGCGTGCCGAGCGAGGTTTTCGGCATCTGCGATCCGTCTTCGACTTCGATCCGGATCGAGCCGTCGAGACTCGCCTTCTGGAAGACCGATCGCTGCCACGCGCCGTTGGGCCCCATGATCGCGGTCGCGCGTTCGTCGGGCCCGAGTTGCCGCTCCATCTCGAGCGCGATCTTGAACCAGTTGCGATAGGTCGCGCCGCGCGCCTCGAGCACCGTCCCGTAGCGCGACTGCGAGCGCTCGACGAGCAGTTGCATCGCGGAGAACGCTTCGACGCCGGCCGGCTTCGCGCCTTTCATGATGTCGTAGGTGCCGGCGAGCTGCTCGATGTCGGCGAGGATCATCTCGCGGATGCTGACGAGCGACGACGGGACCTGCTCGCCGGGAATGCGCTCCGGCTTCGCATTGCCGCCGGCGGCGATCGGGTTGTACTTCACGACGAGGCCGGGCTCGCCCGAAAACTTCGTGACCTCGCTCCCTTTCGGCTCGAGCCAGACGGGATTCGCGGTGCGCTGGACGATCAGTTGAATCAGGGAATCGATCTGATTGAGCTGATTCTGTTTTTCGATCAGCGACTCGAGCGGCGAGCGCGCCCAGCCGCGGCCGCCGAACTTCACATAGCCGGTGTGCAGCCACGTCCAGAGGAAGCGGCCGTCCGCGGTCTTGTAGGGGAGCGGTCCCGGCAGGCCCTCTTCCGGCAGCCGCAGCACCATGCCGGACGCGCCGTCGCCGCCGACCGTGTTCACCACGCGCAGCACGAGGCCCTGCGGGAAATCCTTGCTGGGCTTCTCCCACATTTCCGACTCGGTGACGCCTTCCTGCTCTGTCGGTTCGCCGGAGATGCTGCTGTTGGGGAGCGACGAGACTTCGTTGGTCGCGGCAAGCGATCGGAGGAGCTGCAAACTGCGTTCGCTCGCGACCGTCTCCCATTGAATCTTCGCCATCTGCTCTGGCGTGAGCCGCGACTCGTAGTATTCCTTCGTCCGCCACCGCCGGCGGATGATCACGTCGGAATCGTTCGGGTCCGAGAACGCGAGCGGGTAGGCGATTTCGAGCGGTGAGCACGCGTCGGTGCAGCCGTGGCCTTTCCGCAGCGTCTCGCCGACGGGCTGGCCGTTCTGATCGGTCGCTGGATTGAGAATCGGCGAGCCGCACGCCGGACACATATGCCCGGCTTTCTGGACGGCGACGGGCGACGACGTGACCTTGCACGCGGCGCATTGTTCGTAGGAGACAAACGCCGTCGCGGAATCGCCGGAGTAGTCCCACCACACATGCAGGAACGTGTTGCCAAGCGCGCCGAGCCACCAGTCCGCTTCCCGCTGCACGCGCGACCACTGATGGTCGGTGCGCAGCGGCGCTTCGTACTTCGAGGCGGTTTCCGCGGCGGTGATGTCGCTGGGCGTCGCGCCTTCGGGGCGCACGGCGACGGCCAGTTCCACGCTCTGGAAGACGGAGAGAATCGTGTCGAGCGTCTCGAGGATTTTGTTCGTGACGGGCCGCGGAATCCACTTCTGCAACCGCTTGTCGACCCAATTCCCGACGGCGCGCTCGAAATAAATCCACTGCCGGCCGAGCAGGTACAGCAGCAGTCGCCACCACACACGTTCGAACGACACGCGGCGATCGGCGCACCGGCGCGCGTTTTTCTGGAAGCGCTCGAGCAGCTTCGCGTCGTCCTGGAGCGGATCTTTCGGCTCGTCTGGCGTCGCGTTGGGATCGAGCGCGCGCGAGACGGCGGCATCGAGCCCGGGCGGGTTCGGGCCGACATCGGGCGGCGAGATGGCGTTGGTCACCCCGATCATGGCGTTACCTCGTCACGAGGAGATGGCCCTCGTCATCGTGCGTGAGATGCGCGCGCCGCGCGGCGTCGTCGCCCATGTCCTCGAACGACAGTTCACCGCCCTCGCTCATCCCGCGATCGGGCGCGCCGGTCACGATGTCGCGCGCTTTCGCGAGCAGGTCGCCGAGCGCCGGCCGCGTGGGCGTGTAGCCGTCGTCGGCATTCGGGAGCGCGGCGCTCGCGGCCTCCGTGCGCGCAATTTCCGCCACGGGCACGAGGTAGCCGAGCTTCCGATAGAGTTCCGCGCGTTCGATTTTCAGTTCGTTGACGTGCACGCGCAGCCAATCGAAATTCGCGTTCGCGAGCGCGAGCTGGCGTGTCAGTTCACTCGTGCGCGCGTGTTCGGCGGCGAGCTGACAGGCGAGGTCGGTCGTCTTCTCGACCGTCGCGACGAGCCGCTGTTCGTTTTGTCGGTGGATCACGCTGTTGATGATCATCACGACGGTGCGCGCGGAGAGGATCATTTGCGGAGGTCCTTCGCGTACTGCTGCCAGCGGGCCGCGGTGTTGGGGCCCTCATCGGGCAGGGTGACGTCTTTCGGGGTGATCCCGCGTGCGCGTTGGGCGAGCGCGCGTGTCGGAAAGTACTGCTCCGGCGGCTCCATCGCGTCCATGAACTGGGCGTGCGATTCGCCGGGGAGCGGATAGGCGCCGATCGCCGACGTCAGCAAGTGTGCGCCGCGCAGGAGATTGCTGCCCCCGTCGTCGGTGGGAATCGGCGTCGCGCGCAGGCGCGCCATTTCGTCGGCGCCTTCTGGCGTCGGCGGCGGGGCGAGCGGGAGGCCGGCGCGGTTCAGCAGCGCGAGCAGGGCCGCCGGCACCTGCCGGATCGCGCGCGTCGAGGGATAGCTATCTTGTGGCACGGTGCACCGCTTTCTCGATCGCGGCCTGCTCTGCGATCACCGCGCGCATGTGATCGCGCGTCCGTCGCAGCGCGCGGAGTTTCGCGCCGCGCGTGGGTCCGAGGGGCACGAGAATGATCGCGGGAAAGGCGCCGCCCACAATTTCGGCGACGCGCAGATGCACGCCCTTGAACGGCAGCAGTTCGCCGCGGCGGAAGTCCCGAAAGACGTCGGGGACCGGCTGCGCCCGCTGCGCCTTCAGGTCATCGTTGGCGAGGGTCCACCGGCGCACGGCGAGTTGCAGCGCGCGGATCGGATGCGCGAACACGTTCAGCCTCACAGCCAGAAATCTCCTGCGGAAACGTCCTCCAGCATACCCGGCGGGTCAAGTTCGGTCGCGAAAAAGGGAATCTCCTCCGGCGCGCGCGGGCGATGTTCACGCCGGCGCATCTCCTCGATTTCGTAGCGCGTGAGCTCGTCGAAGTCTGAGAGATCGCGCTTGCCTCCCGAGGGCGATGGGTCGGGCGTCTCGAGCGTCGGGCCGCCCATCAGCAGGTAGCGCGTCGCGTCGGGCAGATCGTCTTTCCGCTTGAAGACTTTTTCTTTGCGCGTCTGCCCGTCGGGGCTCGTGTTCTCGGCCCAGCGATAGTTGCGGTGTTGGTCGACGCACTGCGGCACGCCGAGGCGCGGGTCCGCTTCGGGGAGGAGGAACCAGAGCTGCTTCTGCGCGAGCCAGGACTGCACGCGGCGAATGCCGTCTTCGACCTGATTCGGCGCCGGCGTGAGGTAAATGCCGTAACGCGGCTGCGCGAGTTCGATCATGAACTGCCGCTGCGATTTGTCGCAGCACCAGCGCGAGGGATCGAAGGGCCGGGACGGATTCCAGCGCGCGCACATTTGCTCGAGGCCGAAGACGTGCTCGTGAATCGGCTTGAAGTTCGACAAGTACTCGCCGACGAGCACGAGGCCGCGCGGGCCCATGACGCCGAGCACCGCGGCGAAGGGATGATCGCCGCCCGGATCGACGCCCACATACGCCGTGCGCGACGGGTCGATGTGCGGCCACTCCGGCAGCACGCGCTTGATCTGCTCGTCGGTGCGGACGATTTGCGAATCGAGCAGGGCGCCGTAGATCGCGCCCTCGAACGTCACGAAGTCCGCTTCGAATTCCTGTTGATAGAACAGCGGGTCCATCGACGCTTTCGCGTCGGCGAGTTCGGCTTGGCCCTCCGGCGTCTGGTAGAGCGGATTGTCCGCGGTTTTGTATTTCACCGCGAAGTACCCGGGCCGGCCCTGGAGCGCGGGGAGCCAGAAGGTTTCGTAGCACCAATCGAAGCCGTTGGGCGACGTGGTGAAAAACGCTTGGCCGCGCTTGTCGGTCAGCGCCGGCAGCATCGTGTTCCACGCGAGCTGCTGCACCTTGCGCGTCTCGTCGATCCACGCCCAATCGAGCCCGGGGCCGCGCGCCTTTTCCGGATCGTCGAGCGAGCGGAACATCGCCTGCGCGTAGTTCTTCAGTTCGAGCGTGTAGTGCTGTTCGGACCAATCCCCGATCCACGCGTGCGGAATCGTTTTGAACACCTGCGGGATGACGAAGTCGTGGAGGTCGGGATAGGTCGGGGCGCAGATCCAGCCGAGCGAGGGATTCGAGCGATCCGACGGCAACGTCGACATCCGATCGCCGACGGCGACGCCGCCGATGACGGTCTTGCCACCGCGCCGGCCGGCAATCGCCGTGACGCGATGGAACGCGTGCCGGCCGCCGGGCGTGCGCTGGCGAATCGCGGAGAGAAACGCCTGCTGATGCGGGTTGTAGCCGAGCGAGAGAATCCCGGTCGGGTTTCCGCGGACTTCTTTACCGGCCATAGGCCCGGCGCTTCAGGGCATCCGAGGCGCGCGGGGCACGCGCGGGGAGGCCCCTCTCCGGGGTGGCCGCGAAGTCGTGGAGTTGCTGATGCGACATCGTGAGCAGGCCGCGGTTCTTCGCGTCGAGTTCGTCGGGATGGTGCTCCGCAATCGCGATGGCCCGGCGCTGCGCAATCGAGGTGGCCGGCATCTACGTGTCCGTTCGCGCGACGCCGACGACGTTCGCGTCGAGCGGGGCGCTCTCGGTCTGGCCGGGACCGAAGACGACATTGACCTGGAGCGCGGGCATCGACGCGCCGGCCGCGCCCTCGTTTTTCGAGTGCGAGTAGTTACGGAAGTGGCCGAGCCCCTCGAGCGTTTTCACCGCGACGTCGACGCCCTTCTCGGATTTCTTGTTGAGAATCGCGCCGTTCACCCGATCGATCGCGTTGGCGGCGACGTCGTGCTCGAGGATGTCGCGAAGGTCGTTGAGGCGATTCGCCCGGCGCGCGCGGATGAGGATCATCTTCACCGCGTTCTCCGAGATGTTGAGCACCCGGCCGATCTGCCGGCGCGTCATGCCGGAGGTTTTCATAATCAGCACGGCCTGTCCACGCGCCCGGCGGCGCACCGCGCCCTCTTTGTGCCCGAGTTCGTCCTTGAGGAGCTTGACGGCGGTCGGGACGGTGACGTGTTTGACCTTCCCGTTGCTCCCGACGACCACGTCTTCGACAAATTCGAGGTCCGCCGGGCAGAGGACGTCTCCGAGGTCGGGTTCGGGGAGCGCGAGGGGGGCGCCCTCGATGGTGTCGACGACGTCAGACTTCGCCACGCTGCGGAGTGTCGCCCTAGTCAGGGTCGGCGGGCAATGCTGAGTTCAGATCCCGTCCTGGCACTCGAGCTCACAGCGGGGGCAGCAGTGGCAGCGGAAGTCGATGTCGTCGTTGATTTCGATTTGGTAGGGGCAGGGGTGCGCCGCGTCGGTGGGGGGATTGGCGAGGTTGCGCGACATCGTCGAGCAGAGTTGCCCCGGACACCACGCGCGCGGCGGGGCGGGCTCGTCGTTCATATGGCGCCGCCGCCGGGCACGTCCGCACCGACGTCGGGCACCTCCGCCGTCGTCACGCGGCCGAACGTCATCACGCGCGTGTAGAACCACGCGGCCCGATTCGGATGCGCGTCGCCGACGGCGCGCAGGTAGGTGCGAAAAAACCAGAACGTCTTCGGCAGCCGGAGCACGCGATAGGCGAGCGACCGCCGCTTAGGCATCGACACGGATGGCCTCGGGCGCCGTGTGCGGCGCGAGCGGGGTGCCGGCGATGCGACCCGAGAGCGCGCCGGCGAGGGTCGCGAGCAGCTTCACCGCTTCGCGCGAGGAGAGCGGAATCGTGCAGCCCTCGATCCCCGTCGACGCATCCTGCACGGCGTGGAGTTCGTGCGCACCGGCGGCCTCGAGCAGATAGATCGCCGAGGACTGCGGCGTCACCGGGGCGAGCACCGTCACGATCCGGGTCGCGCCCATCTCGAGCGCGCGCTTCACCAGCCACGCGGGTTCCGTCATGCGGCGCACGGTATCAGTTTTCTAAAGTGCTAGCAAGGGGGCTGGCTCACCGGACGAGCCGACGATGGCCGACGTGCCACGCGCCGCAGGTCCGGCAGCGGTAGACGTCGAGGCGCTTGAGCCGACGGAGGGGTTCTTTGGAGAGTTCCTTGAGAATCGCCATCCGGTTGACGGCCGCCGGTTCATCGGCGTACATCACCTTGCCGGTGGCGCACCGCATCGCTACCGCCCGAACGCGCGCTTACTGAGGGCGTGATGGGCCTTGCCGTGGCGGCCGCCCTTGAGCACATTGCGAAAAAAATTCTCTTGCTTTTCCGCTTTGGGTCCGAGCGATCCGCTGGCGGCCGCGGCGTGGTTTGCGGCGGAGATCGGCTGACCGGCGGGGGTGCCGGTCGAGGCGTGTTCGCCGCCTTCGCTGAAGCTGATCGCGGGCTTGCCGCCCTGGCCTGGAATGGTCGCCATCGTGCGTCTCCTCGTCAGCGGATGACCGTCACAGCTCCGACCACCGCCGCTGGGGAGCTTGCGGCACCGAAAGGGTTCGACGGCGTCGACGGCGGCGAGGTCCCGCCGGGCCCGTAGGCCGCGACCGTCGCCTGATACACCGTGTTGGGCACGAGCCCGGAGAACGTCCCGGTGACGCTGATGACGTTCGCGGCATTGGGTGTCGGCTTGTGGACGTCGACCGGCGGGAGACACGTCGTCGGCGTCGCCTTCAGGCAGGACGTCACGGTGTAGCCGGTCAGGAGCGGATTGCCGTCGAGGCCGATCGTGGTGTGGTCGCTCGAGGCGGTGAACGTCACCTGCGAGGTCGCCGGCAAAATAATTATCGGCGTCTGCGCGGCGACCGAGGCGGCGCACGCGAGCAGCAGTGCGAGGGCGAGCAGGGCGGCGCGCATCAGTGGCGCACCCGCTGGAGCGCCCACAGCCGGTAGTTGCGAATCGCGAGCGCGAGATTCCACGCCGTCGCGCCGCAGACGACCACGAACGCGACCGAGGGTGCCGAGTCGGCGATGAGGCCCAGGCTGACGGCGAAGACGACGAGCACCAGCGCTTTGGTCACGAGCGCCCAGGCGAGATTGCGGGTCGCCCAGCGCATCAGCGGATTGGCTTCGACCAGCCCGCGCGCAAGGCCCAAGCGCGTCGTCACCGCATCGGCGGTCGAGGCCAGGGTCAGCGCGACAAACGCGGCCACCAAGGGACTCATCAGCATCGGCTCATCGCGCAGCGTTCGGTCAGCGGCGCCGGCAGAAAGTCGAGTTCGACCACCTCGCGCGGCTCCGGCTCCTCGGCCGGCGGACAGAGCGCGACCTCGACGTCGAGTTCCGCCAGCGCCAGCGTTCGCAGCGCCTCCGGGGAGATCACCACCCACGCCACCCCTCGCATGGCCGGACTCTACCGCCGCCCTCCACCCGACGCAATGCTGAGTTCACACCGCCCCGCGTCAAAAATTTGGCAGCCGGGAATCGCCTAAAGAGGAACGCGTGCGCGCGCTGTAGTAGTACTTCCCTACTCTAGAGCTCTTGTAACCCCCAACAACAAGCCTAGCTAGAGCGGCCGGAAAAACCCTCTATAAGGGGCTGTCATAGCCCCTGGTACAGCCCCTTCCAAGGGGCTTCCAAATCCACCAACCCTCCCAGTGCGACAGGCCATGCGCGAACACCAAGCCCCTGTCACAGCCCCTTCGAAGCCCCTTCACGAACACAATCGAATCAACATCTTACAGACGAGACTATCCACTCAAGTCATATACCTCAAATGCGACACCCACCGCCGCCTCCACATACCCCCCTCGGACATCTATATCGCTTACGTAACACGTAAGTCGTGGAATAGAACCTGCATCGACGCTGGACCCCCCCTACCCCCCGCGCCGCTCGGCGCCGTGCCAGCGGGGCCTCCCCCCGCTCGCGCTTATGCCATGTCCGGGGGGCTGCCGCTCGCGGGCGTGCCAACCGAGCTCGAGGGGGCGGGCGAGCTGGGGACGGGCGCCGGCGCGGTCGGGCGGGGTTGCGGGGCGGTCGGGCTCGAGGGCTCGAGCGGGGGCGCGGCGGGGTGCCTGGGCGGCCGGCGGGAGCTGCCGCGGAGGGTGACCCTCGATCGGCGGCCGGTGCCGGGCTGGGTTGAGTCGATCGCGCGCGCGGCGGATGTGGATACCTGCTACTCACCCCACGCAAAGTAAGCTCCCATGCTAGGCGCTGCGCTAGGGCCCTTGACAGGATTCTCCGCCCGTGCTACCGTCTCGGCTCGGCCCGTCGTCAGCCCGGCCCGTCTTGGGCGGGAGGCGACACGACGCACGGCGGGCGGTTGGACCATCCTAGGGCCCCTGACGCGGGCAGAAGAGGAGCTGAGGAGCGATGACCTACCAGTTCACGCTGAGGATTACGACGGCGACCGAGACGGAAGCGGGGCAGGAGACGCGCGGGGAGCGCGGGAAGGTGGCGGACGCAGTTACGAGGCTGCTTGAGCCGTTCGTCATGCGTCCCATTGTTCCGGGGACGCGGGTAGAAGCGGTACACCTGTCGACGGTGGACGGGCTGATTTCCATCGGGCTAGACCGCGCGTGACGCCTGGATTACGGGCGGTGCGGGACCATCGCCGGCGGCAGCTCGCGGGCCGGCGGTGGGTGACGTTCGAGAACGGGGAGCGGATGCGGGCGGGCAAGTTGTATTGGGCGGTCTTCTGGTATTTCGACTGCCGGCGGCCGCGGGGCGACGGGGCGTATCTCACGGCGGGCACTTCCGCTCGCCGTCATCGACAGAGGAGCTGAACATGCGCATTCACATTATCGAGAACAACAAGGGCAATCCTCC